TCAGTGTGGTCGATGGTGGGCCGACTGGACCGATCACGCTTGACCTGGTAGCGAGCGGCACCGACAACAGCAAGCTCGCGTTGATGCCAGTGAACACGATCAAGGGCAACAACACCGGGGCACCCGCCAACCCACTTGATTTGACGGCGGCGCAGGTTGCAACGCTGATCGGCGCAATTGCTGGTGTCGGTGTTGTCTCGATCAGCGCCGGTCCTATTGGCACCCGGCCTGCGCCGGGAGTTGCTGGCCGGGTGTGGCTCGCTACGGATGACGGCTCGATCTCGCGCGATACCGGCGCGGCATGGTTCGTTCTCGAACCGGCGCTGACCGGCGATGTGACCAGTACCGCAGGACTGTCGGCGACTACGATTGCCGCGCACGCCGTTACCAATGCCAAGCTGGCGCAGATGGCGGGTGCGACGTTCAAGGCCAATCCGCTCGGCTCGACAGCGGACGCACAGGACATCGCTGGAGCAGCGGCGATTAATCTGTTGCCGGTGTTCGGCCCATCCGGTGCGCCGTCGAAAGGCATCGTACCCGCGCCGGGTGCGGTGGCTGGTCAGCGGATGTTCTTGCGCGAAGACCAGTCTTGGGCGGTGCCCTACGGCGCGTTCTACAGCGTCAAGGATTATGGCGCGGTCGGCAATGGCGTGGCGGATGATACCGCCGCGATCAATGCCACCTTCGCCGCGATGCCGACTGCGGGCGGCGTACTTTATTTCCCGGCAGGAACGTACAAGGTCACCGCCGCGCTAACGCCGTGGTCGAAGGTCATGACCGTGATGGGCGATGGTTGGAATGCATCGAACATCGCCACCAATTCCAGCGTACTCGATGTCGTCACCGTTACCAACAGCGTACATATCACCAATCTGCGCTTTGCGCCGTCAGTAGCACGTACGGCGGGCAACGAAATCAAGATCACGACCGGCCAACAGGTCGCCATCGATAACTGCATTTTTGCTGGCGCGTTTTGCGACATCGACATGGAAGGCACGGTCGGTCAGGTCTGGATCGACACCTGCATCTTCCTGTATGAAACGCCAGCGACCGGCATCGGCGTCCTGGTCAACACCAACGGATCGTCGATTGTCATCGAGAATTGCCTGTTTGACGCGCCGGTCGGTGCGCAGCCCAAGGCTGGCGTCCAGATCAATCAGTGCGGCGATGTCACGCTCCATGCGCTCCAGATCATCCATCACGGCCAGAATTTGTTGATCACGCCGACGACCGGGCAGTTTGCTACCGCCGTCTATGTGACCAACTGTATGTTCGACACCGGCACGACCGGCGTGACGATTCAGCCGACCGGATCGGGGCAGGTGTATCGCTGCAATTTTATCGGTTGCTGGTTTGCCAGCAGCGCGGCACAGGGTATCCGTATTATCGGCGGCGGCGCGACGACAGTGAATGGCATCGACTTCATCGACTGCCAGTGCATCGTCAATGGCTCGCATGGCGTTCAAGTCGATGCGGGCGCGCTCAACATCCGTTTCATCGGCGGGCAATTCGCGCAGAATACCGGCGACGGCTTGCAATTCAACACCACCGACTTCGCCGTGATCGGTGTGCGCTCGGGCAATACGATGGCCGCTGGTGGCAACACCGGCTATGGTGTCAACGTCAATCAGACGACGTGTGATCGGTTCGTCGTCACCGGCAATGACTTGAGCGGCAATTCGATCAGTGGTCTGAACAATGTCGCTACTACGCTCAACTGGATCACCGGGCAGAATCTTGGCGATGTCGGCAAGCCGTTCTTCCGTGGCAATTCGCTCGTCTCCGACACCAGCAATGCGGTTGACGCGCTGCGGTTTGTTTTTACCAGTTCGGTGGTTAACGGTTCCGGTTCGTTTGGTGTTGCTCCGAACGGCACTAGCCAGTTAGCCAGTATGCGGTTGTACGGCGGGTCGAATCTAAACCTGCCGTGCTCGTTGCTGGAACTGCGTACTGATGGTGCGGCGGGTCTGCACACCATCCGTTCCAACAACATCAACGCTGGTACGCAGTTGCCTATCGCCGTTTTCTTTGCTGGTCTTGGCGCGGCAACGCAGTGGGACATTCTGGGCAACATGGCGCACAAGTTTGCCATCGCTGACCAGGGTTACTCGCTACAGGCTCCGGCCAGCGGCTTCACACTCACCATCCCGAACAGTTGCTCTAGCCTGCTGCTCAATCCTGCGGGTGTGCTGGCGACCGGCACGATCACGATGCCTGCTGTTCCGGTCGATGGTCAGATCGTTCGGCTCGCCACGACGCAAACGGTAACGGCGCTGACGCTCAATGCCAACGCGGGTCAGACCATCAGCGGCAATGTGACCACACTGACCGCGACGGCCCCGGCGTCGTATATCTACGTCCTGTCGCTGACCAAGTGGATCAAGATCGGTAGCTGATGAAGTTTGATGCGCAACCCCCGCACGCCAATGACACTTTCGATAGCGTCGTCGGGTGGGAATGGGCGGCTCGCATTACGCAAGCGGTGCGTGATTTCCAGGCCACAACAATATCGTTAACTGAGATTGTCAATCCACCGATAATCAGTTTCAGTGACGATGTGCCGCTGCTCATGTCGAACACGACCTTGGCATCGCTGATCTATCGGCACGCAACCAACGACATTGGTTTGGTCAATGGCGCGGTCGATTTGATGACGGTCGATGTCACAACCAAGCTGGCGACGTTCGCTGCCGGGGGAGTGTTTGGTGGAAGCCTAACCGTCCTGGCGGGGGGTGCCACGATTACAGGTGGTTTGATAGTGACCAGCGGCGGCGCGAACGTGACTGGCGCGATAGTAGGTTCCAGTAGCATCACGGCAAAAAATGACATCGTTTCTCAACAGGGCAATGTCACCGTCAAGGATACCCAAGGCGTCATCTTCAACAACAACGCGGGTAACTCGGTGTTCATTCGGCACAACGCGGGCGGGTTGGAGTTCGTAGCACCGGCTGGAATAACACTTAAACTATTTGATTCTCCCGGTTTTCAAATTACTACACGAACCGCCCTTAGTGCGTCGGCAGGTGCAGGCAGTCCATTGCCGTCGCAGCCGGATCAATACATGATATTCACTTTAACTGGAGGGGGAGTATTCAAAATTCCGATTTACCTGCCATGAAAATGTCCTATGAGGAATTGGAACTGGAATTGTGGAAAACGCAGGTACAGCTACTTCAACAAGTGATCCTTGTCTCTAATCTCAAAGGCGAACGCCTCATGGCGCAGATCGCCGAGAGGGAAGAATGGCTACGACAACAGGCACAATCAACACAATCACTGCAACCCTAAGCGACATCATCAAGGATGCATTGCAGGATCTTCGCCAGTTGTCCGATGGCGGGTTGCCGAGCGCGGGCGACACGACGGACTGTACGCGCAAGATCAACTACCTGCTGAAGAAGTGGGCGATCAAGGGGCAACTCCTTTGGTGTCTCGACACACTGGCGTTGCCTTGCGTAACGAACAAAACAAGCTACACCATCGGCCCGGTGGGGGCCGATCTGATTTCCTACCGCCCGCTGCGCGTACTCAATGGCTCGTTCATTCGGCTTGTCACCGCTGGCCTCCCATACGACACGCCGCTGATCATTCTTTCCCGCCTTGAGTATGCGCAGGAAGGAGCCAAGGGCGCACCGGGCATCGTCAACTCGATCTACTACGATCCGCAGATGACGCAGACACCGAACGTCGCATACAACCCGGCGAACGCGGCGGGTGTGCTGTACGTCTTCGTCACGCCGGTCGATGCGACGCGCACAATCTACCTGAAGGTGCAGCGACCGATCCAGGACATCAGCGCCGTGGGCGACACATTCGATTTGCCGTTGGAATGGTATGAGGCATTGACCAAGAATCTTTCGGCGGCGATAGCGGACAAGTACGAAGTGCCGGAAGATCGCATCCGCCGCATCAAGCAGGAAGCCAAGGAAGCGCTCGCCGAGATCGTCGATTGGGGTGCGACTGAGCAAGCGACGATGTATTTCCAACCGGACTACCAGCACTATGGGTAAGACGCGCATTCCGCTGGCCATTAATTTCGAGTCGCGCGATGGAACTATCGGCGGGCGGGATGGCTATATCCAGAATGGTTACGTCGATGAAGACGCGAGCGGCGCGAAGTTCGTCTATCGCCGTCCCGGCACGAATGTTTTCTACAACCCGGCAGCGGGGAACTACGCACAGGGTCAGTTCTACTTCAACGGCTTCGAGTATTTGATCGTCAATGATGTTCTGATTCGCACTACCGGCTCGACGTTGAGCGGCAGCAGCGGGCAAAGCGCCGTCAACGTACCGCCGCAGTGGGCAGGCCGTTTCAAGCACGTCATGCTGGCGTTCAATGATCGCATGTGGGTGATTTGCGGTCAGCTTAACAGCGGAGCCATCGGTAACGACGTGTGGTCTACGCAAGATGGCGTCACATGGGCGCTGCAAACATCGACCGCAGGAACGGGCTCGCGCGTCGGGCTTGGTGCATGTGTGTTCAACAACGCCATGTGGATCATGGGCGGTTTCCAGGGCTCCACGGTGTACAGCGACGTGTGGAGCAGCACCGATGGCACGGTGTGGACACAGGCGACGGCGGCAGCGCCGTGGGTGGGCCGCTACGATTTCGGCTGCGTCGCAGCGAACAACGGCATCTACATCATGGGCGGCAGCAACCTGGCCGGTGCGACGCTCAACGATGTGTGGTTCTCGTCGGATGGCATCAATTGGGCGCAGGTAACCAGTGCTGTGCCGTTTACGACGCGCTCCGGTGCGACGTGCCTGGTGTTCCAGAACAAATTCTGGATGATCGGCGGCGCGAGTTCACCGGGGGTGTATCGCAACGACGTGTGGTCTTCGCCCGATGGCATGACGTGGACGCAGGTGAATGCAGCGGCGTTTGCGACGGCGCGCGGCTTCATGGCGGGCTGCGTCTACAACAACAAAATGTGGTTGTTCGGCGGCGTGCAGACAGGCGGCGTTGAGCTATCAACCGTGCTTAGTTCGTCCGACGGCATCACCTGGACGCAAGTATCGGTCAATCCCGGTTTTTCGAGTGGACGGCAAGCCGCCGCTGCCGTGGTGTTCAAGACGCCTGCCACGATCAACCAGTTCCGCTACGAGACGATGTGGGTGTCGGGCGGTTACCAGGCGTTTGCCTTCGTCGGCAAGCAGGAGAACTATCGCTTCAATCTGGACACCAGCACTTCGACGTTTTATCCGTTGTCGCCGACCATCGCGGGGCAGTTCTACCAGTTCGCCACTTTCGAGAATGGCACGCAACTGCTGTTCAAGAATCAGTGCAATTTCTACGTGCTGCGCGCGGGCACGCTGATCAAAGTCACCGATCCGAACTATCCCCCGGCAACGGTGCCGGGGCTCGTTGTGCTGAACGACTTCGCTTACGTGATGACGCCGGAAGCGGAGATCCACGCCTGCAAGATCTTCGATGCGCTTACCTGGCCTTCGTTGCAGTTCATCACCGCGAGCTTCGAGGACGACAAGGGCACAGGACTGGCGAAGTATCTGAACTACATCGTCGCTTTCGGCACTTACACGATCCAGTATTTCTACGACGCGGGCAATCCGCCGCCCGGTGTCTCGATCTCGCCGTACATCAACGCCAATCAGAAAGTCGGCATGGTGGGACAGAACGCGGCGGGGCTCGATGGCCATCCGACGTTTGCCAACAGCGGCAACACCATTTTCTTTCTCGGACAAACGCAGCAAGGCGCGCAGGGCATCTACATGATCAACGGCATGCAGCCGCAGAAGATCAGCACGCCGCAGGTGGATCGAGCCTTGATTGGCGACAGTGCGCCGTCGTTCCCCGAGCTTATTTGGGCCACCAGTGCCGACACCGGCCACAACTTCATCGTGATCAATCTGAACCAGGGCACGGTCGCGCTGGTGTACGACTTGCAGATGAAAATGTGGTACGTGTGGGCGTCGCAGAACCCCGGCTACAACGGCAGCTTTTTCTACTATGGCAATATCTCGGTGGACGAAGCCAGCGGACAGACGTTGTGGGTGGGCGGGCAGAATGTGCAGATCTACAACGTCAGTGCGCAGAACCTTTTCACCGATGCAGGTGTGTTGATCGACATGATTATGCAGACGGCGAAGATCGACGGCGGCACGATGCAGAAGAAGTTTTTCGGCATTGTTGATCTCGTCTGTGCGCAGGCGTTTGTCAACAGCAACATGGTTTTGAATTGGACTGATGACGACTACCAAAACTATTCAGCCCCGGTGTTTCTCAACATCGGTGTGCCGCGCCCGCGCGCCAACCGACTCGGTGCCGCGCGTCGCCGCGCGTTCAAGCTGGAATGCCAGGATGTGTTCAATCGGGTGCAGTTCGAAGCACTTGAACTGACAGTGAGCCCCGGAGAAAGCTGATGGCTGCTACCACGCCGCCGCCCGCCGCGCCTACATATAACGCGGACTACACCAAGGATATTTTCAAGATCATGTCGCTTGGTCCGCAGCAAGTGAACGCCGATCCGCAACTGGCCAAGGAACGCGACTATCTGATGGAGCAGGGGCTTCTGCACGACGTGCCTGCGAATTACGGCGAAGGAAACACTGACGAGCGTTACGAACTCGGCTTGAATGCGCCACATAATTTCGCTGGCTACTCGTTGACCGGCGACACGCCGAAAGAAAGCATGCGGCTGGTCAACGTGGAAGCGGCCAAGGGCAACGATCAGACTTTGCACGATCCTGGCATGATTGCTCATACGCAGCTATGGGGAGACATGACGTACCAGGGCAACATCGTGCAACCGAAGACCGGATGGGATACATTCTGGCAAGTTGCGCCGATGCTGCCGATGCTTTTCGCCACGGTAATGTCCGGTGGCACGATGGCACCGATGTTGAAGTTGTACATGAGCGCGTTTAAGACTGCCGCGATGTACGAAATGAATAAACCGGGGAGTTGATATGGCTGATCCCGCACCGACGACAACTGCCGACGATCCATCACTGTGGATCACGAAGCTGTACGATTTTATTCATGGCGTTTCGGGTGGAGCCGCCAGCGATGCGAACAAGGTTGCCGACGCTGCTGATCCGTATCGCAGCCAGCGAGCGCAATGGCAGCAGCCTATTGTCGATTTGATGAAAGATCCGTCGTCGATCTTGCAAGATCCGACGTTCAAAGCATCGCTCGATCTCGGGCTCGAAGGTGTCAACCGTACGGCGGGTGCGCAAGGTATGTCTTTGTCGGGCAACAAGCTCGCTGCATTACAACAGTATGGGCAGACGGCGGGTTACAACGCAATTCAGACCAAGCTCAAGAATCTGATGGATCTCGGCGGCGTGACTTCCGGCTCGCCCGCTGGCGCAGCGGCGGCGATCCAGGCGGGGCAGAAGACGAAAGCGCAAGACTTTGCTTCCGGCGCATCGGCGCTCGCTCCGCTGATCAAGTCGCTGTTCCCGCAAGGCGTACCGGAAGCGTTGAAAGGCTTGTTTAAGTCGATGGGATTGGGCCAGGATGCGAGCGGCAACTGGACGGCGGTTGATGCGAACGGCAATCCCGATCCCGAAGGGTTGAATCCGCCCGGTGGCGTCGATGTGAATCCGAATCCGAACGCGGTGGACACCAATTACAATCCAGATCCGGCAGGAACGGAAGCGCCAGGCGGCGTCGATGTGAACCCTGCGTTCGATCCGAGCAACGATCCATTCAGCAACGATCCATTCTTCGACGCAGGTAATATCGTCAACATCGACGATCCATTCTCGTCGGTTGATGTGCTGTACGGTTAGGAGCAGGCGATGGCTAACGTAACCGGCGAACTGTTGAGCATGATGTCGGCGCAAGCGGGCATCGACGACACTCGCGCGCAGACGCAGCAGCGCATGCAAGCTGTGGAAATGAACAAGCGCGCCATGCAGCGGCAGGACAACATCGACTTCATGCTGCAACAGCGGGCAGCGCGTGATGCGGACGGCACGCCGAAAAAAGACACGCCCGACATGGTGACGCTGGCCGATGGCACGATGGTTCCCACGTCGGCGAACAACCCGCTGATGCAGGTGGTGAAGAGCGCGCTGCAAAATGTTGACCGCGCCAAGCAGAATGCGCGCGACGCCAACTACATGGGCGACTGGAAAGACGTTGCCGCCGCCGAAAAGGAAGTCGCGGCGCAGCAGAAGGAAGTGCGGCTGGCGCAAGCCGAGCTATATAAAGACATGGAGAACCGCACCAAGCAAGCGTCGCAAGCGCTCGGCGGCGTGCGCAGCTTTGACGATCTGCAATCGGCGCTGCAATACATCAACGACAACATCGGTCCTGGCGAAGCGAAGAAGATCGCGCAGCAGATCGACAAGGCCATCCCCGACATCACCAAGGCGACGCCGGAAGAGCTTCGCGCCGCCATTGCGCCGATCAACAACCGCTTTGCGACGATGGGCGACCAGTTGCGCAAGGAAGCATCCGACCAGGCGAGCAAGGATCGCGCGGCATCGCTGGAAGAAACCAAGAAGCGTGACCGCGATGCGACCGCCGACCGCAAGTCCAACATCGCCATCAATCGGGAAAAACTGAAT